AGGTGATGTTGACGTTCCGCTGTTTGAAACCTTTGTTACGATCACTGCTCACGGAAGCGATGGAACATTCCCTAGTTATATTGTTATGGATCGCATCTACCTTCACGGTCAGGGATTCCCCAACAAGTATAATGGTGGATTTCAGATGGGCGGTAAATACGCTGCCGTGATGAATTCGGTTTCTTCTCTTGATAGCGGTAACTGGCAACCCTATATTACTCTTACGTCAAATTGGTTAGACGGTTCAACTCCAGCCGGTACTGGTGGTAATGCCTATACCGTTAACAGTCTCTCGTTTTCTACACCAAGCAGTAGTTTCCAGAGAACTAAGCAGGACGCTCTTGTTTCTGTACCTGCTACTACCATAACGCTTCCAGCAAATACTGGCCCATTCAATGTGTTTGCGAAAACTAATGGATCTCTTCGTATCGTAACTGGAATTGGTAAATCTTCTGGTATCTCTTGTACTCCCGCGTGCTCGACTGCCGAAGATGCTAATGTGGATCAAGAATACTATCAGAATTTCCCTGATTCTATGTGGTGGGGTAAGGGCACAGGAAACGCAGCAACAATCACGATTGGTTTTGTGAACCAATTTTATATGATTAATCCTACAAGTAATGGATTTCCTGGTTCTATTACGTACTTCATGACCCTGTACAATACGTTTGTTGAAGGTTATGGAATCGGTTGGTACACCGACGGTGTTACGGATTTGAGAGATTTCTACGCTGGAAGGAACACATTCTACTGGTCGCCAGCGAAAGCATTCGATAAGGATTCCCGAAACACAAGAGGTACCAAGCAAGGTGCTCGTAACCTGTGGGAAATCAAACGAGGGAAGAGAGTTGAATCTTCTGGTAATATTCTTTCAGGAAACTGGGGACAGCAAAATCCTGGTTCTGCTATCTTCATTTCTCCTAGAGCGTCTGGTGATGGTGATACGACGCTTCAAATCACGGACGTTCTGTTTAAATCGAATACGATTCGTGAGTCGGTCGTTCCTTTCGAAATTTGGGGCACTGATAACTACGCAAACGGTCATCCTCAAACAGAAAGAATCCGTCTTGAGAACAACGTAGGCTATAAATTGGGTATCAAAGGTCGTAAAGATAACTCCAGCTTTTATGGTGGTGCTCTCCTTACTAACGTAGCTCCTCCTGCTGACCTTACGATTGTGCGTAACACAATCCTTGATGCCTGTCAGATGCAAGCTGGTATCATCACTGGTCAGGCAGCCTATATGACTTCAGAAGGTCTTAAGATCAACAAAAATATCTTCACATCCTGTAATGGTGGAGACGGTGGAACTGGTTGGGCAGGCGGTCTAGTTTCATGGGACTGGAATGGTGGCGATCCTTTCGCTGTCAGTGCTGGAAATGCATTAGCTCTTACTCCATCTGCTCCTACATGGACCTACGGTCAAAACAACTCAGCAGCACTCAATGGAGCATTTAGAAGAGCCGTTGATGCCACTGATAACGTCTATATTCCTTCTGTTCGCTCTACAAATTACGGACAGACTGAAGCTGACTTAACAATGGCTCAAGGCTCACAGTTGTTCCAGAATATGCCAGCTTTGAGTACCATAATCAATGCGAGTGACAGCTATGCATCAAGGTTATCAACTGTTTTCACCAGTACGGCATTAAATACAACGCTTTCCCCTGTTCCTACATATGCTGGTTATGGTGCTGATCTCGCTCAGTTGTATCAAGACCAGGGACGTGTTACGAACATCGTAAAGAACATTACGACTACAACGGCATCTTTTGCGTATACAGCACCAGATACGTCTCAAGTCGGTTATCTGGAACTTTCGAATGATAATGGTGTTACATGGACTCGTTACGCTGACAGTGGTACTTCTTCTACTGCTCGTACTGTTTACGTGATGGGATTAACCCCGGGTAAGATATATCAGTGGAGAATCCTGTACTACTTCAATCAGTCGAATTTTGCCGTTGACTTTAATGATGTCTTTTCGTCCGACCAGATAACTTCTGGTGTATTCTCTACGTCTGCATATGTCTACGGTGGTAGGATATTCGGTGGAAGAATTCAGTAAGTTTGGAGTGGTTAATTCCACTCCAAACTTTCAATAAATATAATAGGAGAAGCTATATGTCACAAGTCTTTGCAAAGAAAAAGGTAAATCTTAACAGCACTCAGTGGACCGCAATTGCTCCACCGTTTGACTGCAACTACATCAGCATCAAGAATGCGGATTCGACTGTTGATGTCGTAATCCGTACCGATGCTTCGGATTCCAACACAGAGGACGTAATCGCATCGGGAGCAATAGAAACAGTTTCTAGCTCTTTCAATCCCGATAGTCTCTTTACTCGATTCAAAGAAGGATCTGTTGTTTGTTACGTTAAAGCAGCAAGTGGTTCAAGTCTGGATATTATCCTAACATTTGTACGCTAATCCGTACTCGATCTAAATCTTATAAAGGAAAAGCTAATGAGATATTTTATTCTGTCCTTAGTGTTAACCGGTATAGCTCTGGCGCAAAGTCAAGTCCCATCATCACTCAGTGGTGTTCGTGTTTCAAATCCAACGAATGGGCAATGTTTGCTGTACAACTCAACGACTCAGAAGTGGGTTAACGGATCGTGTGGTAGCGGCAGTCCTATTACGAACTTAAACCAGATTTCAACCCGTTTATTTTCGGATCTCCAGAGTAAGCCTAATATCAATACCAACGGTTTGCTGACTGGTGGCGGTTCTCTGACGGGCAACTTGACGCTCGATTGTCCCAATTGTTCAAATAAGACTGGAGAGACATTCTCGGGATATCATAATTTTTCTTCGGCTCAGTTATCGTTTCCATTAGCTCCATTATTCACGAATTTACCTTCCGCTGTGTCTAACATACATAAGGTTTTTGTTATCACAGATGGAAATGCAAATTGCACCGCAGGTGGTGGAACGAATCGCTGTCTTCTTGCAAGCAATGGGACTGCATGGACTCCGTATTTCTCTACTGCAACGGTTTCATCACTGACTGACATACCGACTCGCAACTTCACGGATCTCCAAAATATTCCAACCTCATTTACGCCTTCAGTGCATACTCATACCAGTTCGAATATTACGGATTTTGCGACCGCTGCCTTATCAGCTACTTCAGGTGCATATTCTGCTACCAACCATACCCACGTGGCTACAAATATCACTAATTTCAACACGGCCGCTTTATCCGCTACTGCCAGTGCTTACGCTCCAACCGTTCACACCCATGTGTCTACGGATATCACTAATTTCAACACGGCTGTTTTGTCGGCTACTTCAAGTACTTACGCTCCAATTAACCAGAGTGTTTGCGTCCAATCTAACTCTTCTGCTGTGGGCTGTCGTTCTACTGTCGATCTAGTCCCCGGTACTGGTGTTCTGCATGTGGTTGCCGATACTGGAACAAAAATTACGGATACGATATCGATTGATTCCACTGTTGAAACTAAGCTGAACGCTCAGGCAGGAACAGCAAGATACTGTCCCGGTTCTGCATCTGCTACTGCGGCGACGTGTACGACCATTAATCCGACACCTGTTGCTCTTACAAAGGGTATGACATTTGTTTGGGAAATCGGTTCAACGAATACCAGTGGTGCAATCACTCTCGATGTTGATAGTGCTGGGTCACTCACACCGAAGGCTATTAAGAAGAATGATGGTACTACTGATCCTGATCCTGGTAGTCTCGTTGCTGGTGAGTTTAAAACGATCTTCTATGATGGTACTGTCTTTAGATTACCGAAAGAAGGTAGTGCGTCTGCATCTACCCAATCTGTCGATACGGCTAGTACTATAACTGTAGATACAAATAATGGATGGAATTGGAATAACTCAACGGGTAATATAACGTATAATCTTCCTACCATTACAACGACAATGGCAAATACTGCGTATCGTAAGTGCTTTGCAAACTACCCGACACGTGTTGGACAAATCACTCTACAGCTTCCTGCGTCTACTTCAGCAGCACGTGATGGTTCTAATGGATCTGTAGCCGGAACTGTCGTTTCATCTGGTGCTCTAGGTGACGGTATTTGTGTACAAGCTGTTACCGTAGGACAATATGCGATCTTCCCGTTTGCAGGTGTTTGGAGTAACAACTAATGCGATTAACCCTTCTATTCCTTATGTCCGCACTATTCATGTGCGGACAAACACAAGGCAACGGTTACTATCGTTGGGATTTTGGTTGTGCGGCTAACACCGCACCTACTGGATGGAACAAAATTAGCGAAACGTCCCTTGCTAATTCAACCACTCAATTTACCGCGGTTGACTCAACTGGTGCATCTACAGGAATTACGCTTCAGTTTACCACTCCCTTTACTGGAGAATGTGCTAGTTCTGGACCAGTAATACAAACTGCTACACCATACCCTATCAATGTTACAAAAGACTATCTCTATGTTAATGGTACTGCCACCGGTAATGGTAATGCTGGTACAAGTCCCACTGCTGTTTGGAAAATATCTGGTCTAACCGGTGGTTCCTATAGTTTAAGGTTTTTTTCTAGTCGTGCGACTACTGGTTCAAGAATAGGTAAATGGCAAACCCAAGATGCTCAGAACATAACCTTAGAATCAACCACAGCAACTGGTGTGTCAAATACTGGTCAAGCAACCCCTGGTAACGTCGTTTCAACTGCAACCATATCTGGTGTTGCGCCAGTTAGTGGAGCGATCACCGTTACATTTACTGCTAATACCGCTGGTGGATTTGCTTATACTAATTGTTTTGAATTAGTTGCAGGAACGTTTCCTAGCGTAACGGCAACATCTAATAAAAGCAGTTTGACTGTACCTGGGTCAGCAATCTTAAGTGCCTCAGCTACACCTTCTAACGGAGGAACGATCTCATCGTATTCATGGTCGTCCTGGGGTATCACCTACGGAACTACTAATGCTAACAGTGCACCATTATTTGATGCACCAACGTCAGCAACAACTAGAATGGATGCTCTCTTACCTGTAACTGTACGCCCTACTATTACGGTCACTGACAGTAATGGTCTTCAAGCTTGGGCTTGGACTGGCATAACAGTATCTCCAAATACATCTACAATGTCTGGTGTAATTCGTAAATTGGCAATTATTGGGTCAAGCACTAGTACACAGGCTTATGCAACCACTATTCTTCCTGCTTATATGACAAGCCTAAATGCAAGTAACGCTATTGTTAATGGTGCTGCATCAGGACAGACAACATGTGCTCTGCTACCTACGGGTACATCTGATATCACTAATTGCTTTAGTAACCAAATCAATGCTACGGGAAACATCACATGGGCGCTGAATCAAACACCTAATGTTATCCTACTACAACTTGCCAGTAATGATTGCACCAATAGTCAACCAATTGCAAATCAAAAAGCCGCATATATTCGTATTGTGAAAACCGCACGAGATGCAGGAGTGCCGATTTACGTTACAACAACTCAACCTATTGGTGATGCTGGACACACCTATTCTACTGCTATTATATCATGTCAAATACAGATGCGTGATTGGATTAAAGCAACATTCGGACAATATGTTATCGATTTCTGGTCTGGTTTTTCATTGGCTGACAGTAACGCTTCTGCCGGATACTTGCAATCAGCGTATGTTACCGCAGGTGATGGAGTTCACATGAGTAGCGCAAATGTACATCCTCAACTTGCAGGAAGATTGGTAAATTCTGGTATTTTCGAGCAGACTGTAAAGCCGCTTAGACTCACGGCCGCGGCTATGATACTCAGTCAGTAACATCATAAGGAGAATTTTAATGCGTGCGATCATACTTTTATTACTTTGTATTGCGGCATTCGGGCAGACTTCATTAGACAAATCTACCGATTCGCCTGGTACGGCACAACGTAACACATACGTTTTCGGTCCAGCAAACAATATCACACTTGGAAACTTTACATCTGAATTTCGAATTCATGGATTGAGTGGTTCTATTGGGACGGATCGATTAATCTGGGGATTCCCCGATGGCTTCCCTATTTACAAGTGCTTTATCTCCGCAAATACAACTACTCTTAACTGTGCATTCGGAAATGATAGTGATGGTAATGTCGGTCCAGTACTTTCATGGTCGGGACAAACAGATATTAGGGTTAGGTTCACTCGTAGTGGAACCCTGAATCAACAACAGATAGTTCTATGTTCAGGTAATGGTGCGTTTCTTGCTTCTAAGAGTGTTAATTTAACCAATACCGATAATGCATTTACTACCGTATCAGGAACACAGTTCTCTGTTGGTGGTGGTCTTAAAACGGCGTGGCTGAGATTCAAAGGAACCGCAGATTTCAGTCAAGCTTGTCCTACTGATACAACTCCGGGAGGTACATGGTTGCTAGATTTCCCATTTGAAGGTTCCGACACTTCATTAGTCACTTCATCTGCTGCAACTGGCTCACGCGTACTTAATGGTTCCAATGGAACTCAAGATGGAAGTGGTACTGTAGCATCTACGTCTACACCTACGTATAATCCAATACCTTCAATCACGGCAGGAAACGCATTTCGTGCTGGAGGCATTAGAGCCGGTGTTGTTGCTCCAATTGACGGTTCTCTTTCGTTTGCTTCTGCTGGTACCGGTGCTATTTCATCATATAAATGGTGGAGTACATGCGTAAATGGCCTGTGTCCCACTTTTGGATCTGATACATCAGTTAATCCTAATATTATGTTCCCCGTTGCTGGTGAATATTCTGTTACACTCCAGGTGTGTGATAGTGTACCAGTCTGTTCTAATACATCTAAATTGGTTGGAGTCGTAGCATCTGATGCACAAGGTATTGTCATTCATCCTTCCAAGGAAATGCAAATTATCCTTGGTTCATTTGTTAAGCATGGTTCAGAACCTTATCCTTGGTATACTGTAACCCACACTGCTGTTGCAGAGCATCTAACGTCTGTAGAATATTCGTCGGGTGGACAACCTAAATTATACAACGATTTAGGTGTTCAGCAACCTGCTGCGACTTTGCTTCCAGGAACGGCTACTGTTTCCTCCACTGCACCCAATGGAACAAGGACTTATAATGGAATTACGGTCATTTACAAAGATATGGGTCCTTGGGTTGTTGGAACTGGAACTAATTGGCTCACTTCTGTATCGGTAAACGACAATCTTTGGTTTGCTTCGGATTGCAATTCAAACGGTAATTACGATTGTTACTACTTTAGAAGTGTCGCCGAAGTTGCAAGTAATACGTCCATTAGACTTTCAGGTGATGATTGGTCATTACCAGAAACCAAATCTTCAAATATGAGGGTTTATAAATTAGGTGGTTCGACAATCCTTCCTACGGGTTATAGAGCAGAATCTAACTCAGGTGAAAATCCCTGGGGTTATTACGATGCCGGCTTAGGGATGTACAGACTTTGTTACGAAACAGGGTTGTCTACGTATTGTAATACTGCAAGGACATTCGGTAAGAAGTGGTGGACTTATGCTTTAGGTGGTGGTTATCGTGACAGAATAGTTGCACGCAATTCAGCATGGCAGTATATGATAGCATTAGCGGCCGATCTACAAAGTGGACTACCTTCGCAATCGCTTTGGGATGGAATAGAATATAGTCTTCAGCTAAGCGGTACGGGTGCAACTGGACCTACTACACCGTTTGTGAGAGAAGATTGGGGTTGGGTACCAAATGCTGGTGATGACGTTAGTAAATCTCCTGATCTTAGAGAATCTGCTTATACCCTTAGAGATGCTGCGGTGTTTGCGCGTGTCTATCCACCACATGCAAGTAATCCTTCAGCAGCCCGTACTAAATGGTGTGGTATCGTAAAGAATCTCGCACTTAATCAGTGGGTTGTTTCGGAAAACGGTAAAGGATATTGGGAAGAGAACATGACTCGTGAGAGTGTACACTACCCTGCGGCTAGATTGGTGGACGGAACTTATGGTGTTGCTCCCTGGCGTTCTGTAGCTCTTGGGTTACTTGCCCTGGAATACGCTCATGACGCTCTAGCCGATACTGACCCAGTTTATGGATGCAATGATCCTACATCTGCTGCAACTATTCTGCCTGTTATCCAAAGAGTTGGTCAATGGTACTGGGACAATGCACGTTCAGTCGATAAGGGTGTATTTGCATTCGTTAACTCCCGCACTCGTCACTATGATGATCCTAATGAGCTACGAGTGTTAAGCGAAAATGAACTTCCGACTAATCATCGGGTTAGTATCGCTAATGGTTCATCTACCGTCATCGGTACAAACACTACATTTCTCACCACTTTTACCCCATGTGATGGTTCTACTTACATTGGCATTGATGGAACGGATAACAATTATAATCGAGTATTCAAAGTTACCGCATGTTCTGATGATACTCACTTAACAATCGAAACAGCTTATCCTTATCCATCTGTTGTTGGTGCAAGTTGGTCTGGTTCTGGTGCGAACTATGCTAAAACGGTTATTGCAGAAACAAATTGTGGCGCTCAAACACAAGTCACCTATTGTGAACCAGACCTATATAGTGGTCGTAACCTTTCGTTCGATGCTGCTGCCGGTGCTGCATGGTTGTACGTTAAAACCAATAATATCGCTTGGAGAGATCGTGCTGATACCTACTTAGGAGCATTTGCTGGTGGTCCTGCTGGAGGTGCAGGTTCAACAGGTCCAGGAGTAGGACCTAATGCCGATGGAAATACCGGTAACTTAGCCGATGTTCTTCCTTCCTGTACGACGAACTCCGCTCCTTGTGGAGGTGGTAATGCTACAATGAGAGGAAAGCAATTCGGAATGTCTACAGGTGCAGGAGATATTCCTGTTGCGTTAGCTAACCGTTTAGGAGGTATTACTTCTATACCTAGAACGCTCAGCGTAGCTTATAAATTGAACCATCCTTTGGCAACGTCGGTACAGCTTGTGCTTACTTTCACTGATGGTTCTACTACTACTCAACCATGTGGATCATCACCTTGTTCAGTTAGTGTAGATGCTAAACATCCAATTTCTAATGTAGTCATTCAGGAAAAATCATCAGGAAATGCTGTAGTCATGAGTAATGCAGTAACTTGGAAATTACAATAACCATTGGTAAAAAATTAGGATTTAGGAGGTCTTTAATCTCCTAAATCCTAACTTATAAGTATCTAATAGGAGAAGCTATATGTCCCAAATCTTTACAAAGAAAAAGGTTAATCTTGTAACCCCCTAATATAATATGCCTATAGATTATAAACAAATAGGTGAGGTTAATCGGCAACCGGATAACTTAAACCTACAATACGATACCAAATTTAAATTCTCAATCCGTAAATTACCATTTACGGATTTTTTCTGTGTAAAAGCAAACATCCCGGAGATTCGTCTTCAGCATCCTACTTTCAAAACACCACTAAATGATGTCCCAATTGTGGGTATCAACCTTCAATGGTCGTTGTTGGAGATTGAATTCCTTATCAACGAAGGAATGCGAAACTATCGGGAACTATTTAATTGGATCAACGGGTTGGGATCACCGAAGAGTTTCGGGCAGTTTGCCAAAATTCGAAAAGAGAACACTGACCTCAATTCGAAGTTTGGTGGACTGTATTCTGATGCCATTCTGCATGTCCTTTCAAATGAAAGTAACCCGGCAGTAAATATACTCTATAGAAATCTATTCCCCGTTTCGATCTCTGCAATAGGGTTCGATTCAAGGAAGTTAGATTCTGAACCGTTGGTTGCAAAAGTTGAGTTTGCCTATTCCTACTATGAATTCGAAGAACCCGGAAACAATCCCCCAGCCTAAATCAATACGGCTGACCCTTGAACAGATCCACGAAGAAGCAAAAACCGATCTCTATATAAATCCAGATAACCTTATATTGGAGTCTATCAAGGCTCCAATTTTATTTTCTAAGTATAGCAAGATGTACTCGATTGAAGAGACCATCTTAGAGAATCTGGAACTTTCATTGTCTTCGAAGATCAAGAAGGCAGTTGAGTATTATACCGGTAAGGCTGACCCAGAAGTTTACAAAGAAAAACCACTAGGAAAGAAAATACTGAATTCTAACCTCGACATCTATGTTGATTCAGATGAAGAGGTTCAGGAAACCAAAAAGAGAATAATAGCTCAGAAAGCAAAGGTTAAAGCCCTGGATCGAATCCTTAAGCATATCAATGATCGACAGTGGTCGATTCGAAATTCCATTGAATCCAAAAAGTTCGACGCAGGTCTTTAAAATATGATAACATGGCTGACATACACGTAGAATACCTAAACGACGTACACATGGTTGTAACATCTCAGGATGCAGGTGTCGAGATGGACATTGCGGACTTCTTCACCTTTGATGTCCCTGGTGCTCGCTTCATGCCTGCATACAAGAACCGGACATGGGACGGGAAGAAAAATCTCTATAATCGTTACAAGAAGACCATGTATGTTGGCCTATTATCCTATCTTGTCACTTTCGCAGAGGAACGCAAGTATTCAATAGAAATTAATGGATTCCCAACAGATGATACTCAGATATCACCTGAGACTGTCGGTGCGTTCTGCACTGCTTTATGCCCTCACGCGAACGACTCAGGGAAGCTTGTTCCCATCACCCCAGACGATTATCAGATCAATGCGGTGACTAAAGCGATCAATGACAAGCGGTTGTTGATCGTTTCTCCGACGGGTAGTGGGAAGTCGCTCATCATCTATCTGATGATCCGTTATGCTCTCGCAAAGACAAAGGGTAAAGTTCTCATTGTAGTTCCGACTACATCTCTTGTCGAACAGATGTACAAGGACTTCAGTGAGTACTCTGCGAAAGATCCATTGAACTGGAACGTAGAAGACTATATTCACCGCATCTACGCAGGAAAAGACAAGACGACGGAAAAGCGAGTCATTGTCACCACATGGCAGAGTATCTTCAGAAAACAAGAATCTTGGTTCTATGACTTCTCCTGTGTGATCGGTGACGAAGCTCACACCTTCCAATCTCAATCTTTAACAGTGATTATGGAGAAGTGTAAGTATGCGAAGTACCGTATAGGAACAACTGGTTCTTTGAATGAATCTAAGGTCCATAAGCTTGTTCTTCAGGGTCTGTTTGGTAGAGTGTTTCAAACCGTTACCACGAATGAACTCATCAAACGTGGTCGCCTAGCTCAATTGAAGATCACTTGCTTAAACCTCAGGTATTCAGATGAAACCAAGAAGATCATGAAGCAGGCAGCCTATGATGATGAAATTCGATTCCTAATTGAACACAATAAACGGAATGCCTTCATTTCTCAGCTTTCTGCCAAATTGAAAGGGAACACTCTTGTCCTCTTTCGCTTGGTAGAACACGGTAAAACACTTCACAAGATGGTGAAATCCTTAGTCGGTGAAGATCGAAAGATATTCCTAGTCTATGGCCAGACTGAAACTGAGATCCGTGAATCTGTTCGATCCATCGTAGAGAAGGAAAAAGATGCTATCATCATTGCTTCCTATGGTGTCTTCTCGACGGGTATAAATATTCGTAACCTACACAATATTATCTTTGCTTCGCCTTACAAGAGCCTCATCAAGGTCACTCAGTCTATTGGCCGAGGACTACGTAAGAGTGAGACAAAGACGGATGTAAAGCTCTACGATATATCCGATAACCTACAGTACAAATCGCACAAGAATCACACGCTGAACCATTTCCTCTTTCGAGTCAAGCTCTACAATGAGGAGAAATTTGATTACAGTTTGGTGAATGTTAATTTAGAAGGATGATATGAACAAGGAAAGATTTAGAGTTATTCATTTTAAGAATGGTGAGTTTCTGATTGGGACGAAGGTTGATGCCAGCAACGTCGGCGTTACGATGATTGATCCCATCAAGTTGGTATCTGTCACATTAGAGACATCGACCCAGTTGCTGTTCATGGATTGGAATCCATTTACAACTGAGAGAGTCTTCACGTTCAGCAATGAGGACATCTTCAGTGTTGATATTCCCAATGAAGATACGAGTGCAGGTTACGTGAAGTCCTTGAATAAGAAGTGGGCTGCTGAAGTACTCAAGAATGCCAATATTGAGATTCCTAAGAGTAAAGCAGATCCTGAACCTTATGATGATTCTGAAGACAAGATCATTCATTAACCACTGATACGCAGTATGCGAGTCAAGCACAGCTTGACTCGTTTCACCATGGAGTGTTATGGAATGTATTCTCTATAGGTACCTTAAGGAACTAAAGGAACATAGAGTAACTCAATCAATGCGGTACACTCTAATTGTGACACTTGTCAAGTACTTTGTCAAGTGGAATATGAAATTATTTTAGGGAGATGTTTCTAGAGAGGAACTCTATACAGTTGAGCTACTGTCGTAGCTCAACGTCTACGACATCATCTGGTGTGATTCTGGAGTGTTATGGAGAGGTACTCTAAGGTACCATTAGGTATCTTAAGGAACTAAAGGAACATAGAGTACTCTTATCAATGTTGCACATATAGATTATAGCAACCGTTACAAGGGAAGTCAATAGTTTTCCTAAAATATTTTGAATTTATTTTCTTGACATATGGTGTCACCTACTATACAATAGAGAAGTAGGGTTATTCCTATAAATCATCTCTCAAGGAGTAGGTGACTGTTATATGATGCAATGAATTTTTAATGGCTAGAGCAAAGCTCCACTATATCAATAATCCTGATTTCTACAAGTCAATGGTTGACTGGCTCAACCACCGTGAGAACAATCTTCAGAATAATCTTCCTCTTCCCAAAGTCCCCGAATACGTTGGTGAGTGTTTCCTTAAGATCGCTGAACGCCTGAGTTTCAAGCTGAACTTCATGAAGTATCCGTTTCGCGAAGAAATGGTTGCTGATGCTGTTGAGAACTCCCTGAGGTATGCTCACAAGTTCAATCCCCAGAAGACACAGAATCCATTTGCCTACTTCACTAGAGTTACGATCAACGCCTTCTTGCGTCGTATCCACAATGAGAAAACTCAGTTGTACATAAAGTACAAGTATATCCAAAACTCCTCTGAGTTCTCTGATTACGTCAATCAGCCTGGTGACGATAGCAGTTATGATAACACCTATATTCAGTTCCTAAGAAAGAATATGGTTGAGATCATCACGGATTTCGAAGAAAAGAAGATCAAGGAAAAGCAGAAGAAAATTAAATCTCCTGGTAAGAATCTTCTTAACTTTGATTTCACTCCTGGGAATAAAGAAACAGACGATATCCAAATCACCGATCAAGACCTTAAATTAGCCGAATCTCTGATGGAGGAATAAGATGAGTAGAGTTGCGGTCATCACAGATACCCACATTGGGGCACGCGGCGATAGTTTAGTGGTCTTCGATTACTTCAACAAATTCTACCAGGATATTTTCTTCCCTTACCTTCTTAAGAATGACATCAAAACTATTCTACACTTGGGTGATGTGTTTGACAAGAGGAAGACGGTCAATCTACAGATTCTGAACCTCTATCGCCAGCAGTTCTTACATCCTCTTGAGAATATGGGTTGTAGAATGATCGTGACAGCCGGGAATCATGATTGTTACTACAATAACACGAACAAGACCAACTCTCCTCAAGAACTTCTTGGTGGTTGGGATAACGTAGAAGTTCATAGCTCACCTTCAACGATTGAAATTGATGGAGTGAAAGTTCTGCTTCTTCCTTGGAGAAATCAGTCTAATGAAGATGTCTTCATGGCTGAACTCTCCACGAGTGAAGCTAAGTTAGCGGTTGGGCATCTTGAGATTGCAGGATTCAAGAAGTACAAAATGGACTCGAAATGTGATGTTGGTATGACACGTGATCCGTTTGAACGATTCGACCTTGTATTGAGTGGACACTTTCATCACAAGAGTTCGGACAAGAACATTCACTATCTTGGTCAGCCTTACGAGATGACATTCTCCGATCTTGGTGATCCTAAGGGCTTTCATATTCTCGATCTGAACACTCTGGAATTTGAATTCATTCAGAATCCCTACAAGATGTTCCACAGTATCACATATGACGACAAAGGTAAGACGCTCGATAAACTCCTGAAAGAACTCACGCCTCCTTCTCAGTTTTCAAACTCCTATGTGAAGGTGATTGTTCAGAATAAGACCAATCCATACTATTTTGACAAGTTCACGGATCTTATCTTTCAAGTCCAACCCGCAGATGTTAAGATCATCGAAAGCAACCTATTAACCTTTGAATCAGAAGACGAGGTTGTTGAAGCTCAGGATACAATCACGATCCTTGACAATTATATTGACCAGCAGGATATCAGTCTCGATAAAGAGACCTTGAAGCAGTACATGCATTCGATCCACGATGAAGCAGTAAACATGGAGGTAATCAATGACAGTTATTTTTAACCGAATCCGTTACAAAAACTTCTTAAGTACTGGAGACCAGTTCACTGACATCCAACTTGATAAGCATCCTACAACTCTTATTGTGGGAAAGAACGGACATGGAAAATCAACACTGTTAGATGCCTTGACGTTTGCTCTCTTTGGTAAAGCTTTCAGGTCGATCAACAAACCGTTATTAATTAACTCAGTCAACCTCAAAGAGTGTCTGGTTGAGATCGAGTTTCAGATCGGTAAGAACTCCTATCTCGTTCGTCGCGGGATGAAGCCGAACGTCTTTGAAATATTCGAGAACGATAAGCTGATTGACCAGGATGCAAAGAATCTTGATTACCAGGCTTACTTTGAGAAGAATATCCTCAAAATGACGTATCGCAGCTTCACGCAGATTGTAACTCTTGGTAGCGCGTCGTTCACGCCGTTCATGCAATTGAAAGCCGCAGATCGCAGACATATCATTGAGAACCTGCTGGATATTGAAATCTTCTCCAAGATGAACTCGGTGCTCAAGAATCGCATCAACGATCTCAAGGAACAGATGTCCAACGTAGCGAAACAGATCGAAATCGCCAAAGAAAAAACGCGTCTCCGTCGTCAGTACATCGAAGAAATCAAGCGAAATATCAAGGATGAAATCAAAACCAAGAATGCTAACATACTGGAGAATCAACAACTTACAAATCAGCTAATTTCGGATATTGATCAAATAAAAATGGATTTGAGTGATCTTGAGTCTAAGTACTCTGTAATCACAACCATTAATTCGAAGCTGAAGAAGTCAGAATCTCTCCTATCGCAAGCGAATACCTCGATCAAAAAGATCAACGAGGAAATCAAGTTCTTCGACACCAATGAGAACTGCCCTACTTGTAAACAGGACATAAATGAACACCACAAGCATTCGATTATCACTTCCAAGCAGGAGAAATTAGATAAGGCGATTGAAGTTGTTTCCTCTATTCAGGAATCTATCAAAGGTTACAATACTGAGATTCAAGCCTTAGAGTTGATTCACGCTGACATCCGAAAGTTTACAGATGGTCTGAGCAAGAAGACAACGGAGATGAAAATTCTACAGAGTCTCACTGCTAAGCTGAACAAGGAAATAACCGATCTTCAGAACCGTAAGTCAGTCCAGAAAACTGATGAAGATGGTCTTCAGGAGTTGATTGATGCTCAGAATATCCTTGAAGAAACAAAGGGTAAGCTCGCTCAGGACAGACAATACTATGATATCATTGCATTGATGCTGAAGGATACGGGTATCAAGACCAAGGTAGTTAAGCAGTATCTTCCGATTATCAATCGTTCAGTCAACAAATACCTTGCCTCGCTAGACTTCTTTGTGAACTTTACGTTGGATGAAAACTTCAATGAGGTGATCAAGAGCCGAGGTCTTGACGAGTTCTCTTATGCCTCGTTCTCAGAAGGTGAGAAACTTAGGATCGACTTGAGTCTCCTGTTCACCTGGAGAGACATTGCAAAAATGAAGAACAGCGCCAGCACGAATCTGCTAATCATGGATGAAATCCTTGACTCTTCACTGGACGTAGCTGGAACAGAGGACTTCCTGAAATTAATCTCCCAGATGGAGGAGAATGTAAATATCTTCATTATTAGCCATAAAGGTGAGTCATTGCAGGATAAGTTCTCTAATTGCCTTAGATTCACAAAGGTTAAGAACTTCTCAGTATTATCACAGGATTAACAATGAAACAGGACGATTTGTTTAAATTCATGGGGCTGGATAAGATCAAGTTTCTTAAGGCCCTCAAGCAGGTTGAAGATGACTTCCTCAAGGACAGAGATTATTTGGTAGTCGAGTTCCTTAAGACTCACGTTGCTCCAGACGGAACAACGACTCACAGAATTCCTCTGGCTGAAGATAAGTTCCATTGGTTCATGAAGTGGCCCAATGGTTCTATTATCGATGTGAATCTTGACAACCTGACTAATATCGATTACACTCAATCTAAACCGCACAAACTGCGATTCCCCATCAGCCGTTACTGTATGAAGATGGCTGAAATTCTCAAATTGGATGATTAAATGACAGTTGAGGAAATAATAGCCCACTGTTACGACCTTACAGATAAGGTGTGCTCTCGTCCCTATTACATAGGTGAAGAACTAACCGAAGAAACTATAGGTAACTGCGTTAGGAACTTTGAAGCTTTAGGTTATAAAGTGGAGAATGTTCAAGTGAGGGATAATAAGCTTTATTTCGATGTGTTAGTTCCAATACAACCGTACTTGACAATTCCCTTCACCTCTGTTAAACTAGAAGAATAAAGGAGAAGGTGAGCACTATATTATGAACAATCCCATGAATGTATTATTGGACCAGAAACTATCATATCCTAGATGACTCGTATATCAACCCAACTTTCCATGAAATTCTCAACATGGATTCAAAGAAGTTCTCGAAATGGGTTGATGATGTCCGCAGCAAAGTAAAGCAAGTTTGGGATGAAACTGGTGTTCCTCCTCTTTCAGGACGCACTGAAGAGGAGATGGTTGAAGAATTCAAGGAACTCTCTGCATATCCTGTAGCGAAGATGCAGCGTCTTGATGAACTCGATGGACAATCGAATGTCATCTTCAACAGTCAGACAGGCGTTGGTTCTGCTGTAAACCAGTTCTTCCCTACGATGATGAAAGCCGCTATCAACTATAACACATCCCTGGATGGTGATAAGTTTAGCGGCTATTCTGTTTACGACCTATTCGCTGAAGATCGCTTCAAGAACCGATGTCACTTAGGTTTCGCCAGACACTTTCGCAGAGATTCCTTCTACAAGTACTCCCAGAGCGTCGAACGCAACTCACTTGATAATCCTATTCGAGCAGCGTCTGGAAAAGAATGGGTCGAACATTTCTATCAATACCGAAATCTCACAGAAGGTTATAACTTCTGGTTGTGTCCTCTATCTGAGAAGAGTATTGGTAAACGTACAGGCTACACAGAGATTGACACTGACAAGTTTCTGTGGTTATCTAAGAGTGAGGTTGAAGACGTTAAACATCTTTTAGAACCTCATGTCCTTGCAAATGTTAAGGAACTGAAAGATGACATTCAATACCATATTAGATATTATCGTTGCGATAGTCGTATTTTTCCGGATGGTTTTACCGCTTTTAAAATCGGCTATATTCAAATCGCAGTAAACTTTCCTCCTCTGATTGCCAAGTTCTTGTATGAGAAGTATACCGAGCACATCAAGGACCAGAAAGTTATCAACATCTACGATCCTTCCAGTGGTTGGGGTGGACGTATCTCAGGCGCGATGTGTGTTAAGGATGATCGCAGAATTCACTATATTGGGACCGATCCGAATACAGACAATCAGCTTCCTGAAATAAACACGAGCCGATATGGTTACGTCGCTGATTTCATTAACAAGTCCTTAACAAAAGGTAATCTTGTGAAGTGGATGAAGGGCACGCATAGCTATCAGGTGTTCTGCTCTGGGTCTGAATGTGTTCATGAAATTCCTGAGTTCCAGAAGTTTAAAGGGGAACTTGATTTCATTTTCACGAGTCCTCCATACTTCAACCGCGAGGGGTATAGCGACGATCCTACTCAGTCATTGAAAAAGTTTCCTCAATATAATAGTTGGAGAGACGGATTCTTAGTTCCAACTTTGACTACTTGTGTTGAGTATTTGAAACCCGGACGTTATTTACTTTGGAACATCGCTGACATCAAAGTAGGAAAGAACTACTATCCTCTTGAAGAAGACAGTAATAAGGTTCTCAGAGACTTGGGAATGCAGTTCATTGGAATTGAGAAAATGCGTCTAGCTTCAATGCCTGGTGCAAACAGAATCGGAGCAGATGGTAAACCCACTGCTAAAAATTACATGAAGGTAAATGGTAGATGGGAGAAGTACGAACCCATTTTTGTTTGGTACAAGCCTGCCTAACTATTAAGGAGATTATATGGACGTCAGTTTCTTTGTTTTGCTTAAGGTGATTTTCACTATCGCTGCAATTTGGATTATAGGTGCAACGATTGTAGGCGCATTGGGATACTTTCTATTCAAGACCTTGATGAAGTTCGTAAATGAGAACAACTGAAGCCTACTTTATCTGTAATGATGGGGATATTTTCTCAGTCCCCATCAAGAAAATTGTTTCAAAGATCAGAGTAGCGGCAGACCGTTCGAGAGAAAACGAACCCGGTTACGATGATTGGAGAAGTTTTCACTTCTTCTCAATGGCAGAAGATCAATCTAGTGCCATGTACATAGAGGATTACTATGTCAAGAGCGTTAAGGCGCTTTCATGCTACACGGATGAAAGCAAAAGCAAAGAAGATACTTAAGCGCTGGTTCTTTTATCGAGAAGATAAAGAACCCTCTCCTGAAGCAATTGGTATTCAAGCTTCTGTTCACTGCACTTGCGATTGTGGTTTTTGTAAATGGAAAGAGAGACACCCAATCCAAGAAAAGCGATTAGAAGAGAAATACGATCCGAGTCAATGGGATATTGAGTAAGACTAAACAATATCCCATTTATTTTGTTGACAAGTTAACACACCTTTGTTAAACTATAAGAGTAGGAGATACATGATCCTGAGTAAAGAGCAATTCGATGCTTTACTTTCCGGGACCGAACATGATGAAAGCGGATCTGGTGAACAAGACCCAAATTCAATGTTCCGCTTCAATGAAGGAAAGTATATAGAAGAAATCACCCAGTATGTTCGTGATACTTACGGGCAGCATTATGCAAAGAGCCCTGCAAAAATTCAGGCGCTCGATGGGCTTGAAGCTTGTGGTATCGTAGAAGAATACTGTCGTGGATCAGCAATGACGTACTTGTGGCGCTTAGGAAATAAAGAAGGCTACAATCGTAAAGATCTGCTGAAGACAGCCCATTATATTATTTTGATGTTACATTATATGGATAAGAAGAATGAAGTTAACTCCTGATACTCTGAATATTCTGAAAAACTTTGCCAATCTGAACCCTTCGATTGTGATCAATCGAGGAAGTCTGATTGAAACCGTGACCCCTTCTGGAACGATCATCGCATCTGCGACTGTTACTGATAAGTTTCCTGCACAGCTTCGCTTGCCTGATATTTCACGTTTCCTCGGTGTACTTACGGGGATCTTCAGTGATCCTATTCTTGAGTTTGACTCTGAGAATGGTAAGTATGTCGATGTTGTTGAAAAGAATGGCTCAAAGCGTACACGATTCTGGTACATCGCTGAGAGCATGATCGTTTCCCCTCCTGAGAATCGTTCGAAGATCAATGAGGCACTTTCGTCACCTGATATCCGTTTTCTTTTAGAGGAAGACGCGATTCAAGATATCACCAAGTCTGCTTCGTATCTCGGCTCTAAGTTCTTTGGTATTACAAGCAATGGTAAGACAATGAAGCTGAACGTCATTGGTGAAAAATCGACTGACGACAGTTTTGAAATGGATCTGGGTGAAAGCAATGGCGACACGTTCAAGCTGATGTTCAACGTTGACCGCCTGAAGTTCCTCAAGGGTTCGTATGATGTTGAAATCTCGCAGCATGGTATCTCTCGATTCACCAACAAGGATCTCGATGTGAACTATGTTGTCTCTCTGGAAGAGCAGTTTCTGTCCTATAAGAAAGGTTAATCATGGCAAATACGAATAAGCTGAAGGTTGTTGACAACCGTAAGACTGCATCTACTTCAGTCAAGTGGACTGATGTGAAGTCAAATACTGCATTTTCTGGGAAGATGATCTTCTCTGGTAAGAATTTAGAGGGTATCTTCTATCGAGATGGTGATGATGCTGTTATCGTTATTTCACCTGTAAAGCAATTTGGTGAACATGAGTATCCCAGCTATTGGGAAGAAATTGAGAACTATCAGGAAGTTAAGCTGACGGTTACTGTTGAATAAGGAGAATATAAAATGGCTACGAAGAAAACTACTAAGTCCGCAAATGTGAAGGTTGTTGACAACCGAGTTAAGACTCTTAAGACCAAGAGCATTTTTACCGTAACGCAGGGAACAGTGTTCTCTGGGAAAGTTCAGACCGACTACGGTAAGTATTCTGAAGGGGTCTTTCTGAAGACCTCAGATAATTCCAATGTCATTCGCATTACTCCTGATAACAATCTAGGAGAAGTCATCAGTCTTTATTACTATGACACGATCCAGAGCTACGAAGAGATCGAAGCGACCATCACACTGGGATAAATAGTTTCCCACCTACAAATTAAATCCCTCCTGTAGTACAACCCATGAGAGCTTGGTTCCCCCACCAAGCTCTTATTTATTTTCCAAGGACAATTTATGAGCAAAATTATTGATCCCACTTCCCTTAGTGCGTCTGAACTGCAAGGCATTTATAAGGGAACTTTAGATCCTGATATGATCGTCAACTCGTCAAAGGAGAAAGATGAAACTCCGATGCTGACGATTCGGTCACTTCGAGCAATTCCTAAGTCTCAGAGAGTCGCAAGAAAGGCTATCAAGGGAAAGCGTGTTGATGACAAGCTGCACTGCATCCATTGTGGTAAGCTTCGTTCGATGCATCTCGCAGCCGGTGTGATTGACAAGGAAGGTGCTCTGAACATCATTCACCTCAACACTCGCCGCTATAAGAACGCCCTGAAGACTCGTATGCAGAACATTCCTCTTCAGGTGCTTGCATCGTGTCCGAACTGCTTGGGTACGACATATTACGCAGTCACGACGAATTACAAGCTGGCAGTATTGAACTAACAGGAATAAAGGACATATAGTATGAGAGATAACTTAGTTTGGGTTGAACGCTACAGACCCAACACGATTGAAGATTGTATCCTTCCTGAACATATCAAGGATAAGTTTCGCGCCATTGTTAAAGCTGGTGATTTGCAGAACAATCTGTTATTGTCTGGTGGCCCGGGTTGTGGTAAGACTACAGTAGCCCGGGCGCTAGCCGCAGAACTTAAAGCAGATTGCTACCTTATCAATGCTTCAGAAAAAGGTAACATCGATACTCTGAGAACCGAGATTCGTCAGTTTGCCAGCACAGTCAGCCTGATTGGTAACGGTCGTAAGATTGTGATACTCGATGAGGCCGACTTCCTCAATCCTCAAAGTACACAGCCCGCTCTGCGTGGGTTCATGGAAGAGTTCTCACGTAATTGTGGTTTCATTCTTACATGTAACCTGAAGAATCGTGTCATTGAAGCAATTCACTCCCGGTGTTCTGTCATTGATTTCCGAATTCCAAAAACTGACATTGCGAAGTTAGCCGCTCAACTCTTCAAGCGTATCAAAGTGATCCTTGAAACAGAAGGAGTTGAGTATAATGAGAAGGTTCTTCCTCCACTCATTAAGAAGCACTTTCCAGATTTCCGTAGAATTCTGAATGAGCTTCAAGCATACTCTGTGAGTGGCAAGATCGATGAAGGTATTCTTAATAACCTTGGTGAAGTCAAGATCAACGAACTGATCAAGGCAATGAAGGATAAAGACTTCGATAAGGTTCGTAAGTGGACGGTGGAATCAATTGACAATGATCCCACCAGAATCATGCGATCAATCTACGATGCTGCCTACACCCAAATGGAAGACAACTCGATCCCTGTTGCGATTCTCAAGATTGGTGAGTACATGTATCGATCTGGGTTCGTAGCTGATCAAGAAATTAACTTGATGGCTCTGATAGTCGAGTTAATGGTTGAAGTCGAATGGAAGGCGTGAGGTATCAATGTGGATTAAAAAACCGAAATATGTATATGAAGTGATAGGTTCAAGTTACACTGATCATAAAAGAGAGAAATGGGAAAGTCCCTACGAACGTAAATGGTTTTATACCGTACTTGCAGAAGATCTGACATCCGCCATTAATTTTGTGAACACAAAAGAAATGGAAACAGAGTTGGAGAAAGATCGTGCGTTAGGCTACAGAGAATCTGTATACTTTCCAATTGCTAAGGTCATTGTTCATAACGCAAAACTTGTGACCGAAGTAACGTTAATCGCTGAATAAATCGAGGGAGGTTAGGTGAACTGATTCGTTATGATTTAACCATGTTTAATGGATATAACTAAATCTAATGCTATCAGGCAGATGTATCTAAATCATGCTAAAGGAAAATCCGATAGAGTACGTGAGATTGCCTGTAAATTTGACATATCCGCTTTTGATCTGATTGAATGGACCATGTCTATTCCTCAACTTGGTGGATTTCTACGTGAAATGGTTGTCTGTATGGTCGTAAAAGCTGATCACTCTACAGACATCATTGGGTACGATGGGACGACAAAGAATGGTGATCCTCTTGAAGTAAAGACTGAGACAAATCGTGGTGCAAAGACCAGTGCTCAAGTTCCTACATCTGCGAAACATAAGATGCGAGGTAACATGAGACTTGGGACCAATATTTCCTCTCAAAAACTCTCCAATCTCAAGAGTGACAATCCTGTGTTTGCTGCTGCTGGTTTCACACCAGAAGGCGTGCTGACACACGTCGTCACCTTCAAATACAATGACTCCAAGATACATGCTTGGATCGATAAAAGAAGAAAATGGCCTGCTGTGCAAGCTTCGACATGGAAGAACTCCAAGAGTATTAACGTTCTCTACAAGAACCGTAAATACTGCAACACCTCTTTTATGTCGAATGACTTACTTCAGGCACTTGGAGTTAAAGGTGGATCTGTTTAAAGATTTTTTACCTTCCATAAATCAGAAGACTAAGCACTTGATGGATGATATAGAGACTGCGTATGAAGCAGAGAAGGACTACAATCCCTATATCATCAACCGATGCATGAGTTCCTTTCCTGATACTCTAATGCACGCCCAAGCAATGAACTTGAGGTCTGCATTAGATAACAGGATGCAATACGACTACTACTATTACGCCGTGAGATCGCGAAAGCGTTACAGTAAGTGGTTGAAGAAAGAAGACAATCCTGATCTTGATCTTGTGAAGAGATACTTCGGCTACTCCAACGCGAAAGCGAAAGAAGTGCTGAAGATCCTCAGCGAGAATGATTTGAACTACATAAGAGAGATGCTTGACCCTGGACAAGTTGAAAATATTAAGGTCAAGAAGGAAAAGAAGAAATGACTACATTTGATGAAATTGGAATCGAAATTAAGTTACCTGATAACGATACATTCCTTAAAGTAAAAGAGACACTGACTCGTATTGGCATCAAGTCAGTTAAGAATACTACCCTGTATCAAAGCTGCCATATTCTGCATAAGAAGGGCCGTTATAAGATCGTTCACTTTAAGGAACTGTTCGCCCTTGATCGAAAGGTAGCAGACTTCACGAGTGAAGACCAGTCGAGACGCAACCGCATCGTGAAGCTCCTTGAAGATTGGAAGCTTGTTGAGATTGTTGATGACATGACAGAGAAGGAATTAGCTCCGATCCATAAAGTCAATATTATCTCGTTCACAGAGAAGCCCAAGTGGAATCTACTCCCCAAGTACAATATTGGAAAATTCAGAAAAGAGGCAACTGACAATGGAGAATGAAATCAAACTGGAGATCGTTAGACTCGCTTATGAGATCGAGGAAGCAAGCAACCGAAGGACGGTTGCTTTCCTTAGGCTAGAGGAACACCGCACTAAAAAGCAAACTGAAGAAGCCTTGAGAAAGTTCAAGGAAGAAGAACTTGCCGCTGATGTGACCTTTGTCGATGATGAATGCGGGATCGAAATGATCCCTGGAGATGTCGATATTGACAAGGTCCTTGAAACTGCTGCTAAGATTCGGGACTTCTTCACTACCTGCTAAGTAACCTAAAAGAGGGTGAGATTTTCTCACCCTCAAATACACTATAGTTATGAAGGTGATATCTCTTAAACATGGACAAGATTCTTAAAGTAGTCTCCCCTAAGACAGATGTAGGCGTGATCATCGCACGCTTTCAGACTCCCAATCTCACAGAAGCTCACCACGAACTGCTGTGTACTGTCCTCTCGAAACACCAGAAAGTTTGCGTTCTCCTTGGCATTTCTCCCGTGATGCTCACTGAGAAGAATCCTCTCGATTTCAACACTCGTCGGCTGATGATTGCGAAAGATTATCCGACTGTGTTGATCCTTCCGTTACACGACAAGAGAACCGATGTAGAGTGGTCTAAGAACATCGACGCTCTCCTTCGCAGTGTGTATCCTATTGAGACGATTGCACTCTATGGTGGGCGCGATTCGTTCATTCCTCACTACAGAGGCAAGTTCAAAACTGTTGAACTTGAGGCCCAGAGTGACGAATCTGCCACTAAGCTACGTCAAGCTGCATTCCACACGGTTGTAAACAGTGACGATTTTCGTCGGGGTATTTGCTACAGCACTGCGAACCAGTACAATCAAGTCCATATGACTGTTGATATTGCCGTCGAGAACAACGCAGGTGACGAGGTTCTCCTTGCTCGTAAGCCTGGTGAAGATGGATATCGTTTCGTGGGTGGCTATGTTAACCCGAAAGAGTCGCTTGAGGCCGCAGCACGCCGAGAAGCTTCTGAAGAAACTGGTGGATCGATTGCTGAAGTGAACTTTATTGGAAGCTTCCCGATCAACGATTGGCGATATGCAGATATTCAGTCGAAGTCCATCACAACTGCATTTTTCCAGGGACGCAAGATGTATGGGCAAGACAAAGCGATGGATGATATCGAAGAAGTGAAGTGGTTCAAAATTGCCGATATCTACAAAGTCATGTTCATGCCAGAACATGAGGAACTGCGTCACGCTTACGCTACGTACCGTGGTATCAAGAAACCGCAACAGGCTGTTTCGAATGTTATCAAAGTTGAGGATGTATGCTTTTAGCTGGATTCGTGCTTAGTTGTTTCTTCATTACCTGGGCCATTTCTGGATACTATGCATTCGGAATTTCCAATGCAGCCAGGTATAAGAAGAGAATGCGCGATCTTAAGTATGATCGTAGTATGGGTATTGACATGCAATACACGTATGAAGACATGGATGAGTGCCATCAAGGTGATTTACTATGGTCAATATTCTTTGGGTACATCAGCCTTTTCAGTAACCTCATGGATTACGGCTTCATTGAAAGATATTATGGTCCGATTCCTACTTCGTTAAAGGATGTGAAAGATGACAATGGAAACTGAAGACAGTATCGTATTTCGATCCGATTCCTATAAGTACACTCACGCATCTCAGTACCCTCCCGGTACTGAGTATACAGAGTGTTACCTTGAATCGCGAGGTGGGCCATTCGCCTACGCTGAATTCAACATGCTCCAGTATTACATCAAGAAGTACCTGATTAATCTGAAGCCGACCAATGAAGATGTTGAAGCTGCACGTCCTTTCATTAACGAACATCTTGGTGGAGATTATTTCCGTTATGATGATTGGAAGTATCTCGTTAACGAACTTCAGGGTAATCTTCCTCTGCGTATTCGTGCTGTTCCTGAGGGTACGCGTGTCAACACACGGAATGTGTTGATGACAATCAGGAATACACATCCGCGATTCTTTTGGTTGCCTTGCTTCGTAGAGACCTTATTGATGAAAACTTGGTATCCTACGACTGTCGGCACTGGGTCCTATGACATTCGTCGTATCTGTCAGGAATACTTTGAGAAGACCTGCGATGATATGAGTCAAATGGACTTCATGCTGAACGAATTCGGCTATCGTGGAGTTTCTTCTGAAGAGTCCG